ACATTCGCCATGGCATTACTTTTTGCAATCTGATCTTTCAACTCGTCGCCTTCTGCTTTGCCTAGCAAGATGACTTGGTGAAATAGCTCTTCGTTGAGGTCGGTAATATTCATTTAATCCTCACGCTCATGCCTGACTCGATCACCGCACCAGGGCAGCCCCCAGCCGCTTTGATTCCTGCTCTATCGACTGTTAATTCTGTCTTTGTGCGCCAAAATTCTTCTGGGATTAATGACTCGTCGACCACTTTTACGGCTGGTGGTGTATTAGCCAGCTTGACGCTTATTTCGCTGTTTTCGACCTTTAAGTGATCAATACGCAGCATGTTGTTCTTCAGGTAATCGCGCAGCCAAGACGCTTTTTGCTCTAACGCTTTCGCTCTTTCAGCCTGCTTCTTTGCCACCGCTTTGATGCCTTCAGCGTCGTGATCCAGCATGACAATCATCTTAGCCACGCTAATGATTTTGTCGTCGATTTCACCATCCAGACCTTCAAGCGTGTCTAGTGTGGTTTGGGTATCGATTTCGTTTTCTGGATCGGTTAAAAAATCCAGAACACGATAATAGTTTTGCGAGAGTTGGTATAAGGTTGTTTTCATTCGTTCCACCGTTTACAAGCGTTTGCTTGATCAAAATTGGCTGGAATATCCTTCTGGAAAAGACCGCAGAAGTTATCCAAGTAATGTTTACAAGATTGGCAATGAACAACAGGCATGGGAATTGGATTGATGTGTTGCCAATCCATACCTGGCCTTTGCCATGATTTAAGGTATTGTTCTAAGTGTTCCCATTCTCCGGGTAGTTCATCAATTAACGCTTGATGCTCGTCTATTTCACAATGCTCCCAGATGCGCTCGGGTTGATGGCCGTAGCGTTTGCAGGCATCAATAAACCGGTAAATGAATTCACGCGGCGTCATGTTTTAAATCTCGGTCAAATTGGTAATCCACAATCGTGGCGTATTTGCCTCGGGTGTCGAGTAGGATGGCGGTTGGTGATCTCAAAAATCCATCGACATTGACGCAATCACTGATCCCGATTTCTTTGATAATTGCTGCGCTCTCTAGCAATCTTCTTTCAACCCATTTTTTAGCCTTCTCCCTGGCCCATCCCATCGGATGAAACACACACACAAATTCACTGGCAATGCGTACCGGAAACAAATCTGAATCATTCCAGTAATCCACGCGCAGGGTGTCTGGCTTGCCATCTTTACCAGGCCAGCGTGAGTACGAGACACGATCCACGTTGACCCATTCAGGTTCGTAATCCTTCGATAAAATGGCCGCTTTGCTGGCGTGTTTCTCGATCTTCAATGCTGGTGGTGGAAACTCATAACCGCACACACAAGTTCTCAAAGACGCATGTACGATGGTTTCGCATTGTGGGCAAACCTTAACCGGTGCTTCGCCTTCGCCTTTGCCTTTTTTCTCGCGAATTTGAATGGCATCGATAGGGCCATGACGTTGGATATTGCCTGCATAATCCAGCACCAAACAATCATATTTGCCATCCGCCAAACGCATCCCGCGACCACCCATCTGCACGTAAAGCCCAGGTGATTGAGTCGGGCGCAACATGATCAGGAAATCCGTTGCTGGCGCATCAAAGCCGGTTGTTAACACGTTGACATTTGCCAGGCAGCGCAAGTCTCCGGCTTTATATTTCACTAACAAATGATCTCGTTCAGACTTCGGTGTTTCACCTGATACCACCGCGCAAGTGATGCCGTGAGCGTTTAGGTAATCACTCACGTGATGCGCATGTTTGACCGTGACACAGAAAACGATGCCGCTTTTGCGTCCATCGATGCGGGGTATGGCATCCGCCAATGCGTCTTCAGTCACTGGGTCAACCAAGGCTTCCAGTTCTTCGGTAATGTATTCGCCGCCTCGTTTTTTGACGCCTGTGGCATCGATCACAAAGCCCACGCGCTTGGTGGTGAGTGGGCATAAATAGCCACGCTCCAACAAGTCGTTGATATGGACCTCAAGAGCAATGTCAGTAAATAACGCGCCTTCGCCTTTGTGCAATAAACCGCTGTCCATGCGATAAGGTGTGGCTGTCAAACCAATGACCGGCACCTTGCCGCATAAACGATTCATATCGTCGATAAATCGGCGATACATGCCACCTCCAGCTTTTGGAATGGTGTGGCACTCATCAATTAGGATCAATGAAAAATCACCTAATTGATGGGCCTTGTTGTGTACCGATTGAATGCCAGCAAAAATAACTTTGTTGTCTGTTTGCTTGCGTCCCAGTGAAGCCGAGTAGATACCTGGCTCGCATTGAGGGTACAGCGTTTGCAGCTTTTCATAGTTCTGTGCAATCAATTCCTTCTGGTGAGTCAACACCAACACGCGACGACCACCGAACCTTTCCAGCATGTCTTTGATGATGGCTGAAACCACCAAGCTTTTGCCTGATCCTGTCGGCATAACCACCAGAGCATTGTGTATTTGTCCATCGCCTTTACGCTGGCGATAGAACTCCCACACAGGCTCAGGGTTTTGATAGTCGCGTAGTTGGTACATGGCTCAGTCTCAGAAAGGAATATCTTCTAAAACTTCATCTTCAACTTCAGGCGCCTCGACCTTTGCTGGTGCTTTTGTAGCCGGTGCATAGCCTTTTATGGCATTGCGGTAGACCGTTGATCCTTGGCGTTCTGACTGATACTTATCAAGCTCAACATCGACACTAATCAGCAATGGCTTGTCATGCATCTGAACCGTGTCTTTCAAGGCGCTAATTTTGAGCGACTCACAGATTTGTTTTAATCGAGTCTGTGCAATCGCTTGTGCGGTTGCGTTGGTGTGCTGGACGACCAAGTTATCGAACAAAATGCGGTTTTTATATTTGCCATCCTGAATAACTCCTTTCAGTGCCAACAAGGTTCCGTTGCCATTCTTGGTTGGATTGATTTCGCTGTCGGTAATATGGATTGTGTACGATCCTTTTGGGATAGGATCAAAATCCATTTCAACGACTTCAACATCAGCCGGTTTGAATGCTGTGTTGCCAAATAAAGATGATAAATTAGCCATTCGCTGTTTCCTCGTTTTCGTGTGTTAAAAGTTTCTTTTGTTCGTCTTTCGCTGTTAAGCATTTCGTTTTTAAATCACCAGGGATCATTTGCCATGTGGCCACTAATTCCTCGATGCCTGTGCAGGATTGAATGCTGGCAATCCAGTCCAGTTCAGGTGGTGCTTCAATGGGATCAACACCAGATTCAAGCCAGTCCAACAGAATCTTTCCTGTTTTGACTGTTATCGGTTGCGGGTCTTTATCGACAAAAAGCCCCGTTCTGTCTTTGCTGGCCATCGCATAATGACCATCGTGGATGATGTCTAGCACCACCGAAAACTCATACTCCGCTCCGTCGCGCTGCTCGGCCTTCATGCCCAGCTTCACAACCTGTTTTTTGCCTGTAATGCTTTCTTGCTGTGCGGTTTCGGTTTTGCTGCGCATGGTGCTGATGATGTGCATCCGAGACTGCAAAATGCGGTCAATAAAGCTTCGATGTCGTTTAGTGGTTTCATTCCAAGCCGACCATGTATTGCCTCTAAATTTGGCTTGTGCAATCTGTTCGTTAAGTTCTAAACAGCCACCTTTACCGCTCCATTCATGCGTAATCGAATCAATAATGAGTGTGTCGTAACCTGCATCCTCTGCCGCATCAATCGCTTCAATAAAGCGTTCAGGTGTGTACGGTGCTTGCAGCTCAAGCACATCAAAATCGACCAGGTTGTTATACAGGCTGGCTGAACCATGCTCGGTGTCAATGACAGCAATGGAACCCCCTAAGCCTTTTGCAATCAGTAACGCTCCGTAAGTTTTTCCGCTTCCGGCTGGCCCTGTTAGTGCAAGCCTAAGCTTGGCTTTTTTGCGTAGTGCTTTTTGAAATTTCATTTTCGTTCTCGTTACTCGTTAGAAATTGATGTTTTCGCGTGCGTATTCGGTTGAATAAGCATCAAGGTAGGCTTGGCTTTGACTCATCGGCTTGATGCCGTGCTTGCAGTGGAAACGACCTAAAGAAGCCATGCGACGTCGAGCCATTTTCATGACGATTGTTTCTTGCTCGGCTTGATTGCGCTCAATCCACATATCCATTGCAGCCTCTAGGCCTAATTGATGGGCGTATTCGTCAATTTGTCTTGATACGTGACAGTAGTTCATTGATCCGCCTTGGCCACGTAAAACACATGGCCGTCTATAATTCTTGTGATGTTGCCAGGCTGGCGCGGCTTGGTGCCTGTGTTCCAGCTATCAGCGCCTTTTGCGATTGAGTTGCTGGCCGATGCCATAATTGAAGCCGCAAGGGCTTTGTAATACTGCATCATGCCGATTGGTGGCTTGCGTTTTGTGACGCCGTTTATTTGGCAAATAGATACGTTTTGCTTGGCTGCTCTATTCAAAGTCGCCTGACCAATAGCCACTAGACCCTCTAACGACTCGCCTCTGGCTTCTGAGTGCATGACTTTTACAAGGCAATCAACTTCTGACCTTGACGCAGCGTGAGCGGTTGCCATGCAGGCTAGTAAAATCACCAGCGATCTCATTTGTTTGCACCAAACACGTACATTGATGCAGACTTAAAGGCACCCATCCAGGTGGGCGCGATAAAAACAACCAAAGCGCCTTGGTAGTGAATGGTGGCTGCGTACATGCCGCCTCTTTCTTTTCTTATGCTCATGATCTACTCCGGTTAATTATTGTTGTGTTGATCGCCTAGCACTTGATTTGAGGTTCCAAACAAATCTTGTTTTTGAGCTGCGGTATAAGCGTCCGCAGTCCAGTTATATACACTGACTCCCGTCTTTTTAACGGTGCGAGAGGACACCGACTAGGCGATCAAGTAAGCCTCTTGGCTTAATTCATCACCCAAAAAAAACACCGCGTCCCTGCGGCAAGGTAGGAGCATCACCACGCTGTTGATGATGGCGTAAGCTTACTTACAAATTAAAATAATGTCAAGCATGCTTGCTATTTTTTTCGACAGGCACAAAAAAACCCGCTCAAAGCGGGTTTGTGTTTGGTTGCTAGTGACTATTTTTTACTAGTGACTATTCGTTGACTTGTTTTAAGCCATCTTGCAGTGCATCAGCCATGCGCAGTGTTCACCATCCTTGGGAACATAAATAATCACCGGGTCTTTGTAACCCTTGCTCACAGCTTGCTTGTAAGCAGAAATCGCGCTTGGAGACGCTGTTATGACCTCTGTTTGCCC